TCAACTGCGTGTCCTGTTGGTTGGAAATACCAGCGACGTTGTGCGCTAGGCCGGAAGGGTCCCCGGCGGCTGCCGCCTGCCACGCGGGGATCGCAGCAGCGATCTCCTCTTGACTTGATTTTACAACGTCGTAGAAGGTGACCATTTCGCTGGCCAGGGCACCCAGGCCGGTAACGGAGCCGAGCTGTTTTACGGTTTCCTTGCCGACCTTCTCCTCGGTGGTTTCCTCACGCGCGTAGGGGTTGGTGCCGTCGTCGCCGAGAACCTTGTACCCGTAGTAGTACTCACCGGTTTCCTTAAGCTTCGCAATCCGCTGGTCCTCGGCTTGTTCCTCCTTGCGAATCCGCTCCTCATCGGCGTTCAGCTCCTTGCGTAGAGCCTCATCCTCCTCCTTGTGGCGAGCCTCCACCGCTTTCTTCTGCTCGTCGTTGAGGTCTTTGAGCTCTTCCTCGTGGCGCTTACGAAGCTCCTCCTGCTTCTTCTTGTCGGCCTCCTCCGTGGCTTTCTTGCGTTCCTCACGAGCAGCGTCGCGAGCCTTCTGCTTGGCTTCGTCCTCTTCTTTATCCAGGCGCTCCTTGGCGGCCTTCTCGGCAGCCAGGTACACGCTCGGGTCGGCGGAAGCCTCAAGGGTCTTCGACAGGGCGTAGTTTCCGCGTTCAAAAGCCTTGTTGATTTCACCCTGGTCACCCTGGACAATCTTGTTCAGGTCAACCGGGTCTAGCTTCATGGTGCCGTCGATGCGGGACTTGAACACGTCGTGCAGGGAGCCTGCGATATGGTCAACCTGGTCGTCACGGTACTTAGCCATGTCTCCACGAATACCCTGGATGCCAAGGTTCAGGCGTCGGAAGCCCTCCTGCAGATCGTAAGGCTGGCGCTGGTAGGCGGAGATCATGGCGGGCATGAGCTCAAACACGAACGAGTTGAATGCGCGGGTCTGCGCAGGGGACAGCACCCGCTCTGGTTCGAGCGTGTACTTCGGCATATAGCCGATACCCAGGGCCTCGCCGCCGCTGTCGTAACCGTGGCCGTGGCCCCACATGGAGGTCAAGTCGTTGCCGTACTTCGACTTGTAGTAGCGCAGGGCTGCGTTCATGTTGGCCCACGGGTCACGGCGATCATCCGGCAGGGACGGGTCACGATAAGAGGCGAACGTGCCGGGGATGATCTGCAACAGGCCGACGCCCGCGCTATCACCAGTGCCGTTGACGTCGACAATCTGCTGCGAGATGCCGGGGTTACCACCAGACTCGGACTGAATCTGCTTCAGCATGGCGTTGACCTGCGCGGGGTCGTCGGCGTTGAACCCGTTGCGGCGCATTGCCTCCATTGCCATTTCACGCCACGACTCAACATCGCCGGACACGCCGCCAGCGCCATCGTAGGAGCCAGCACCGCCGCCGAAGCGCGGAATCTTGCTGAAGATGAAGTCTTTGACGCCGTCCAGAACCTTGTTGGTGAGAGCGTGCATGGCTTGGCCAGCAATACCGGCGAAGCCTTTCATCTGGTCGCGGATCGGATCGAAGGCTCCGCCAATAGCTTCCTTGATCTTATTGAACATGCGGGACCAGAAACCGCCGCCGTTGCCGCCATTCCCACCGGAGATGAACTCGCCGAGGTAGTCGGCCAGGGTGTAGTGAAGGCTGAACAGGGGGTTGTCGGAGCCGCGAGCGCCGCCGCCAATCTGCACTCCGTGGTCACCAGCGGACTCGATGTTGACGCCGTCGATGGTTCCGGCCATGTGTGAGTTGGGGCCACCGCCACCACGCATAATACCAATGGTGACGCGACCATCAAGGCCGGGCTTGAAACCGAACTGTTCGAACGCGGATTCGGTGCTGAACAGGCGGCCTGCGCGGAGGTCTCGGCCGTTGAGGAAGTTAACCACGCCAGACCAAATACCAGAGCAGTCCCACGAGGGATTGCCGTCGCCGCCGTATTGATAGGGTTTACCATGCTCAGGCTTAAGGGCTTCGAACAAGGCAGCGATCCGACCGTCAAGGTCGACAACACCGCCGTTGGCGTAGGCTGCACCCTCGCCGAGCATCCGCTGAACGCCTTTAACACCCTGTTTGCGGGCCACATTGTTCATGGCCTCGACGGCAGCGGGGCCACCAACAGCCTTGGTCCATTCGGGACGCATGATAGCCTCGCCGCCGGACAGAGCAAGGCTGCCGCCGGTTGGGCTCCAGAATTTGTGCGGGTCGCGTCCTGGGCTGTAGCCAGGCATCACACCACCCGTTGCGAAGCGCATCTCATCCACGGCTGGCACTGGCGCCAGGTTTCCGAGTTTACCGCCAAGGAATTTGTCGTTGATGTGGTTCCACGTTCCGACAATGCCCTTGTTCACAACAATGTCGATGAACGCACGAACCGGGTCGGCGAAGATTTTCTTCAACAGGTTCCAGTGGTTCTTGATGCCGTCGACGCCAGCCTTGAAGATGTCTTTCAGCCAGTCGATGGCTGGCTGGAAAATATGGTCAACAACCCAACGGAAGCCGTCGCCGGTTTTGCGTAGCGAGTCGCCAAGGAAGTTGAAGTAGGGGACAACGAGGTTGTTGACGACCCAGCCGATGGCGTCCGCGAGTTTATGGAAAGACCAATCCATGAAGTCGAACACCGGTGCGATGACGTTGCGGATTGCGAACCCGATTACTGCGGAGATGATGTCCCAGGCGGCCTTGATTACATCGACAAGGAAGTTCATAGCCGGAACGAGGATCGCCGAAGCTGCGTTAGCAATCGACACAATCATGCTCACTAGTGGAGGAATCAGCGGAACGACCCAGTTAATTGCCTCAACCAGGGCCTGTCCGATAAGACCAATGAGTCGACCAATCGGGTCCAGGAGCGGTATCACTGCTCCCAGGATTTGCCCAAGGCCGTCTGAAATCACCGGCATGACCGGGGCCAGCGCGTTCAGGATGTTGAGGATCGCGTTACCCAGGATTTCCGCCAGCGGCTGTAGGGCGTTGACCAGCTGCACGATCACAGAATCATGGCCGGTGAACAGCGGGGCCAAAACTTCAAGAATCTTGGCGCCAATCTGGCCAATCAGGTCAAACACCGTTGTCACCACAGGCATGATCTGGGTGAGGGTGTTCACCGTCGACGCGATGATCGGCGACATGGCGACGAAGATTTGGCCGAGGGCATTACCGACCGCCTCGAATACAGGTTTCATAGCCTCCATTGCGGGGCCAAGCGACTCGATGATGGGGGTGAGAGCCTGCGCCAAGCCTTGGCCAGCCAGGGACAGGCCGTTGACCAAGCCTTCAATCAGCGGAGCTACAGCCGCGCCAAGCGCAGAGAGCGCAGGTGCGAAGCTTGCCAGCATGTCACCAAAGGCGCGGCCAACGCTGTCCGCGACGTCCCTCACAGGCTGCAAACCCTCAGCGAGACCGCCGAGTGCAGCTGCAAGACCGGGAATAGCACCCGCGGCGAAGTCAGCGAGAGTGCCGCCGACCGTCGTCACAATCGACAATACAGGACCAAGAACCTGTCCAAGCTGCGATGCCGCTGCCGTAGCAGACTGCATGAAGCTCAGGAGCTGCGCGTAACCCTGCGTACCCTCGTCGGTGGCTGCCTTAAGCTGTTGTGCGGCTGCCGCCATACCGGCGAGCATCCCACCTCCGCCTTCCTGGCCAGCGTGAAGAATATTTCCTAGTGTTCCGAAAACACCACCGAGGATGTCTTTCAGGTAGCCAGCGTTGCGAATCGCGGACTGGATCATCTCGTCGAAGCGGGACATGCCCGTAGTGGGGTCTACCTCCTTCAAGCTTTCAGCCCACTCGCGGAAACGCTGGGAAGCGTCCGCGAAGTACTGGCCAAGCGGACCCATGAACTTGGCACCCTGCTCCGCAAGTGAACCAAATGCCGCGATCATGTTTGCCAGGACTGGCCGCATCGCCGCCGCCATTTCGCTAGCGCCGCGTACAATCTCCGCCACTCCGGACTTGGCTGCGGGGGAAGCAATCTCGGCGAAAGCGAGCTTCAGGGCAGAGTTCCAGTGGGTGGCGATGTTCAGCATCCCGGCACCAAACTCAGGGATGACGTTTTGGAACGCTTCCCGGATAGAGGGGCCAAGGTTGTCTAGCAACCGCTCCTGAGTGAGCTTCTTCAGTTCACGCCAGGCCGGAGAGACTTCACGCAGGCTACGCGCCACGTTCTGTACCGACGGCGCCATGCCTTGAATGGCCTTCTCGAACTCCTCAGCGGACTCGGTGTTGAAGGCGGCGCTTATGCCCGCCTTAACATCTTTTAAGCCAACCTTAAGGACTGCAAAGCTGATTCCGGCCATACCAATGAGAGCCGGTGTGGCCAGCGCCGCACCTTGTGCGACGCTCACGAGCGCACCACCGATAGCTAGCACGCCGCCGATCACAGCCTGTCCGCCGAGGGCGGCGAGGCCAGCACCCAAGGCAACCACGGCAGGAAGCAGGGTTGCCCCGATCATCTGCGCGACCTTGGAGAACGCACCCAGCGCGATCTGGCTGAAACCTAAAACGTAGGCCCCGGCACGACCGAATCCTGCACGCAGTGACCTGAACAGGACGTTAGAGTTACCAAGGAAACGAGCGAACCCGCGGCCAGCGCGGTTGAGACCAGGGAGGAGAGTTTCGGAAATCTTGTTGCCAAGGCCGGTGGCCACGCCGCGAGCCGACGCTAGGCCGCGCTGCAGGCCGCGCGCGATGCGGGTGTTGCCGATGCGGTACATGGCGTTAGAGACATTGTTCCACACAGGGGAATCCACGAGTCCGCGGGAGATTGTGCTGGCCATGCGGTGGCCAATTCCGCTGAGTTTGGTTATCGCGGGGCGCACCTTATCGCCAAGGGTATCGATGGCATAGAAGTACCCCAGCTGCAGCTGTCTAGCAAGAGCTGCCGGGAAGTTACGCGGAATCAAAGCATCAACGTCAATACCGGCCAAGCGCAGTGACTTGAGAGGGTTGAGGTTCGCGATGGCCCCCTGCATGACGTTACGCAAGTTAATGAAGTGCGCAGACAAGGAGGACACGGCCTTTTCGACCTGGTTGAGGCCGAAGTTTTTCATGGCGGAGCCGAACTCTTGGACCTTATCCCTAGCATCGATAAGCTTGTTGGTAAAGAAGATTTGGAACCGGGCCCCAGCCTCTATGGCTCCGCGCTGGAACGACTGGAACTCCAGGAGGCTACGCATCCGCATGTCGTGCATGGCCGCATGGACTCGGCGAACCCCGTTGATGAGAGGGTCGAAGGATTCGGCTGCCGAAGCAACGGCCGAGCGAATCCGAGCCGCGCTTTGTGACATCTTCTGAGCGCCTTTGGCGAAAAGATCGTTGAAGCTGTTCGATCCGCTAATTGCGCTGCCGAGGTCATCGAAAGGCTTGCGCATGAGACGTCCCAGCTTCACCGTGAAGTTAACGTAGGGGTCGTAGATGCGTCGGATACCAGCCTCAAACTGGTCGTCCATGAGTTTGAGCAGCTTCGGAACGAAGTTGAGGGCGTTCCACTCGGACTCTAACTTCTTCGGGTCTGGTAGCTGAATCTTCGGCGCGGAGACGATTTGTTCTAGTGGTGACTTCGTCGGGGCGTCGACAACCAGCTTGTAGACAAGCTCGGTGTCATCGTGCTTGGCTTTGAAATCCTTGAGCTCATCGTCGGCCCAGTTTCGGTCCACATCCACGTACATGTGAATGCGGTCGTTCTCCTCCCGCAGTTTCTCCACGTCGCGGCGCGCGTCGCGCAGCGAGCCCTCATCCACGTCGACGTCGACGAAGATCGGCGTCCGCTCAATGTCTGCGACTAGCTGGGCGTACTCGGCCCATGCCTCGTTTGTGTTGAGGTGGACGTCGATGTTAACCTTGCGACCGTCCATCCGGTCGATGCGCTTCTCCGCAAGGGTAAGCTCGCGGTCGTCGACCTGTAGTTCGACTTCTAGTTGGCTGGCTTCTTTCTTGGCTTTTGCCATGATAGCGCGCAGCTCTGTGTGAAAATGCTTAGCATTGGGAAAGATGCGGACGGCACCTTCACCCACGACAAAAGCCATGTGTTCTCCTTTAAAAAGCAAAAAGACCGTCGTAAGACGGTCTTTAATCTAAAACCCCATCTGTTCAAGTAGGCCGTGGGCTTTCTTCTCCTCGAAGGAGTCAAGCCTCTCTTTAACCATCCGCTCCCTGGCGGTAATTGGTCTGTTTCTCCGCTCGAACTTTCTACTGTCGCTCTTCTTCGACAGCATCCCGACAATCGTGAATCGGAGGGCATCGATGCTGTCAGCAATCTGCGTCAACATCTCGATCTCGTGGGTCCAACCCTCCGGGGACACTTCTCCGACAGCGGCGTCCCTGTCGTCCTCCAGCATCCGCTTCAGGTCCAGCTCGGACAAGCTGGCTGCGTACTTCCTGGCCTCATCCTCGTCACTGGTGATTGCCGTCTTGAATTTCAGGTGGGCCGGAAGCTGCAGAATCAGCGAATACAGTATGTCGAAGCTGCTGAGTGGGGGGATGTAGTCAACTAAATCCGATCCGTAGTAGACACGGAAATCATGGAGCAGTTCGTTGGCGTACTTGTCAACTAGGTCCGAGATTGCTCGGATTTTCCCAAACCACCCTCAACACCCCAGAAGTTCCACATGTCTTCAGTGAGGGCTGCGAAAAACTCAAACTGTTGGTGAGTGGAGTCGATTTCCTCCATGAGGCGGCGGTAACCGGCCTGGTCGTCCGCCATGAAGTTGCGGAGCATCACCGTCGGGCTGGCCTCCGGGTTTTCCATCGATAGGGCGACCTTGATACCGTCCGGGTAGGGTATTTTGATTTCGGTGCCGTCGCTCAATGTGAGCACATACGGTTCGCGGGTTTTGACTCGTGAACGCTTTACTCGGCGCTCCGCCTCTTGTGCGAGGCTTTCGAAAGATACAGCCATTTACGTCTCCTATGCTGCAATGTAGGCCGCGGAAAACTCGATCCCGCGGTAGGTGTATTCCGAGACCGAACCGGTGATTCGGCCTCCTGTTCCAATGTTAACCCAGCCCCCAGAAGCCACTCTTCCTCCTCCGTAGGCTTCCCACACCCAAGCCGCATGAACGTGCACGTCCGCCATCGGACGGGCCCACTGCGGAGTGTTGATCCCCTCTAGGTCTGAAGTTTTGACGCTATTAGACACGGTTGTCACGAACACTAGGTCTCCGCGGCGCATGAACCGGACACCGTTGATGGTTTGGTCCTGCCGGACCTGCTGCTGCCCCTGCTTGGCTTCCTGGATTTTGCGCTCAAGGTCCGCGTCCTTGGCGTTAAAGCCGTTGATGATCATTTCCATCTGACGCTTGTTGACGGCGTCATCCGGCTCGGAAGCATCCCCAACCCGCAAACGGCCTCCAGCGTAGCGCTGCGCCGCTGTGTTGTCGGTTACGGCTGCTGACACCATGTTTTTCGGCATGGCGGCATCCGCCACGGCACGCGCGTCGCTGGCTGCCTTCTTTGCCTCCTCGACGCGGGCTTTCACGTCGCCGAGGGTCTTATACCCCTCCGGCGGATTAACAAAAACTTTTTTGACCTCATTGGTAAGGGTTTGTGCGGCGGCGTTGACGGCGGCATTAACCCGGTCTTGGATGCGCTTCATCTCCGCCAGATTGCCGTCTGTTTTGCGTATCTCAGCTGCCGCGGCCTCCGTAGCTGCCTTCTTTGCTGCTTCGACCGCTGCCGCGACTTTCTTCTCCGAGTCCGCGAGGTTGCGGGAAGCCGTGGTCGCTGTATTAGCCAGGTCGCGTTTCGCGGCTTCAAAAGTGTTACCGAAGTCGCGCATCTTCTGCGCGGTGGCTCGCTCAAAGTTTTCCGAAGCTTGACGAGCAGAACGTGCGGACGCATCAATACTGGTTGTCGCGTTGTTGGCCGCGTCGACGATCTGCTTGTTCAACGCCAGGGACTCCTTGGCGTCAACAATAATCCGGTAGTTTTGGTCCCACCAGTCCATGATTGATGTGAAGGCGCGACTCGCCTCATCCCTGCGCTGAGCATCCTGGATGAGACGGTCCACCTCTTGGCTCTGGGCCTTGATCACCTGGTCGAGGAGAACCTTTTGCTCGGAGATGGAACCAATGCGCTCTAAGGCTTTAATGAGGTCGCGCTTGTCACCAATGACTTCGGACACGTCGGCCCGGAAGTCGGACAGGGACCAACCCTCGTCAGGGCGTGCGGCAGCCTCCAGCGCTTCGACTCGCTTCTCTAAACTCATGGTCCTCCTCAACCCGATCCTGCTCTTATTCTACCCGGTCAGCGGAACAGAGGTTTTCCACTCCTGCACCTGGTCGGTTTCAACCTGGCCCTTGAATGGTTCCTTGAGGAAATCCTCACGATCGACGGCGTTGCCGTAAACCTGGTTGAAGCCGTGGTTTTGTCCTTGAACCTTGATGAAGTGGTGGAGAATCTTCGCTCGACCAGCGTAAACGTTGTTGGCCACAACGCAGCGCTTGGCCTTTGCGAAACGCACCACCGCGTACTCGAAGGTGCCCCGGTCGGGCCGCTTCTCGTTCTCCAGCGCAAGGTCGTAGAACAGGTTGCCGATGACACGGGTACCGACGGCAGCCTGGAAATCCGCGTCGTCGGAGCCAACCGACACACCGAAGTTCCACCCCTGGTACACGGTGTTGCCTTCGAACAGGCATCCGCTTCCCGAGAGGGAGGTGCCGTTGTCGAACGACCACAGGTGATTGCCGCGGACAATGATGTTGTCGCAGCCCTTCGTGAAACCGATCGGTTCGAAAGCCGTGGTGGATTCAGCCGTGCCGATGGATGAGCCTTCGATGCTGACACGACTTGGACCAGCTCCTGCTGCGGCGTCAAACACACCGCCGACACCCATTCCGCCCTTCACGCCTTTGATGCGCAGACCGAACATGGAAACATCGTTGACGTTGCCCTTCAGTTGGATACCAAAACCAGTGGTCTTGTCAGCAAGGCCAGCCCCGTCAACATCGACGTCACGGAAACGGATGCTGGAGCCGTCCAACCCCTTCGGGTTGTCTTTAACCGCTGCGGACTGGTGCAGGATGCCGTTAGCTCCCGCGTTGGTGATCAGCAGATCAATGTAGTCCATCAGCATGGCGTTCGACACCTGGAATGCGTTGCGCTCCGGGTCTCCGCTCTTCCAGTCCATGTTGACCGCAAAGCCCTGCAGGGTGGAGCGGTGGCTGTTGGAGCCGGAGGTCACAAGGAACGGAACCTGCGTTGCCGACTTGTCATAGTCCAGCTGCGTCAGGTTGCGGCCTGCACCAATAATCTTCTTCCCGACGATCTTGTCCATCGTAATGGTCTTGATCTTGTGCTTGCCGGATGGAATCTTGATGGTGTGGATGTTGGGGGCGTTTACAGCCTTCTGCAGGTTTGCGGTAATATCCCCACCAACAACCTCGCCGAGAGCCGAGTCATGTACCCAGATGGCGCCAGGGTCGCCGGTGGCGATGACCTGCTCAACTGGTTCCTCTTGGCGGCGGCACCAGCGGAACTGCATGGCGCGGTACTTCTCGCTAGGCACGGAATCCCAAGGGTTGTTGTCCTGGTTTTCGCTGCCCTCAACGCCGCTGAAAGTGTCGTCGGTCGCGTAGAAGAAGCCGACGTTGCTCTTGTCGGCTTTCTCTAGCACCTTGCGCATCTGGTCCACGGACTCCAGGTTGTGGATTGTGTGAATGAAACGCAGAGGCGATTCCGCGCGGTAGTGGTCGGGGGTTACCGGTGCGGCGGCGTCATCCAGGTACGCGGAGGCGGCCTTCTCGAACGACATGATAATGTCGGCGCACTCCAAGATTTCCGGCTTGGTGTTGGTTCCGGGGTTGCCGACAACCAGGAAGCCTTTACCGAACTCGGCTTTGATCTTCTTGTACAAGTCCTTGTACTGGTCGATCAGGGCAGCCTCAGACGGGGCCCAGCCGTTAATCATCTCGTCCAGGAAAACACCCTCAAGCTTGTATGCTTCCTGATACTTGCGAATCTCCGCCAGAACGTCGTCGACGGACTTGGTACCTTTGATGGTGCGCACGTAGCCAACGCCGGGAACGTTCTTGTTCTTCAGCTGCGTTGTCAGGTCGGTGAAGTCAGGCTCGACCTTGTCGCCGAATCCGCTTCGGGGGTTGATGATGACGAAGCCAATGATGTCGAGGTTGCCGAAGATATAGTCCCACTTAGAACCGGGCTGGCGCTGGTCGGCCCACCAGTAGGTGACAGGACACCAATAGCGCTGACCAGCATTAAACCAGCGGAATGGGTCTTCCGACGGAGCGCCACCGGTCGGTGCTTCGCCTTCGCCTTCAGCAAGCTTCGACTTGATGGCGGCGTCGACAATTTCGCGAATCTTCGTCTCGTCGACAGGGGCCGCGGGTGTTGCTGGGGCACCGTCTCCTGAGGGTGCCGGGACTGCCTTAGCCAGTTCGGCCTTGACCAGGTTTTCGACCGTGGTGCTGAAATCAGCTGGGAGTTCCGCCGGGGGGAGGTGCGAGATTCGCTCCTGCACGACTTTAGTTACCGCTGCGGTGAGGGCGTCCTCTTGGACTGTAACAGGGTTAGCCTCCAGGTAGCTGCGCACAGCGGGAGCGATGTCCTCTGCGGTGGGCTTAGCGGGGGCCGCGATGCCCTCGATCTTCTTGTCCAGTTCAGCCTGTTTAGCCTGCACGCCTGTGACGGATTCCGCGGCGGCCTGCGCCAGAGTGTGTGCGCCGCTGATGCCCTGCTCCATGTGAGTGAAGCGCGCAGCGGATGCGGGGTGTTGGGTTGAGTTGTCTTTCCACTCCTGTGGGGTGTAAGCCAATTTGGGTATCTCCTAAAGGTATGATTTACGGTGACGTGACCGCATTCGGGGATGTAACAGCGTTGGGGCTGGTCACGCGTAAAACGTTCGCAGCCCCAGGTGTTACGGCTGGTGGGATAACCGGGGGAGACGTTACTCCAGTTACCCCACCACGAAACCCATGTCAGCAGCCAGGGCTTTCCAGCCCTCACCACCGAACACGTGTTTGACGGCGTAGTCGAGCTCGTCGTCACGGGAAGCCTTCAAGGTCACCGAGTAGGAAATCTCGGAATCCGCGGACCAGGCGTTTTCCTGAACTTCGGACACGATAGCCTTCGGCATGACCTTGATGATGTAGATCGGAAGATCGTTGTACGAGTCCTCAGCGATGTACAGCATACGGCGGTAGCGCGCCTTCGGGATGTTGTCCTGGGTGAAGGACAGCTCCGAGTTGGCGCCGATCTTTGCCTTGGAGAGGTCCACGTTGTAGTAGAACTCAAGGGAACCCTTGGAGGTTTCCTGCATGACGAACGCCGCGGACGTAACGTCTTTAGTGAAGTCAGTGCGGGTCGGCTCCTGAGCACCAAACGACTCGACGTCGGACTGCTCGGTCTCACGGGAGAAGTTAATGCCCGAGGACTTCTGCAGCCAGCCGAGGGAGAAGTAGCCCATGTTGCGGAAGTTCACTAGTTTGGCGTCATCCGTGAAGAAGACTTCCGGCACGGGAACCGTCATGGGGGCGAACAACACAACGCCGCCGAGGGCCTTGCGAATCAGCTTACCTTTGGCCTGACGCAGGGAATCCAGGTCGGTGGAACCCGCGGCGGCAGGGTTCTGGGTCTGGGTGATGTCCTCGACCTTGTAGTTCTCGCCGGAAGCCTTACCCTGGACGTTGGCGTCGTCAACGGTAAGAGTTGCGGCCTTCACCACAATGGTGAACGGACCACCGGTGCTACCACGAACAGTGGCCTCATCCTCGCCGGAGACGGCACGGATCGCAGCCTGGATTGTGCTGGCGGAACCCGGAGCCGAAATGGCGCCGGTGGCTGTGCCACCAACATTAAGGGTGAAAGAACCTGACAGGCTGCCTGCAGGCAGTGTCAGCTTAAAAGTTGCCATACTTGGCTCCTCCTAGTACTAGTTATGCCCAGCGAACGCGGGCATGGAGTTCAAAAGCCTTCTCCACCTCGAAATCATCATCGAGGCGGGTGGCTTGCTGCTCAGCGCCGGAGATTTCGCGAGCGTTGTCCACGTAGAACCCGGCCCAACTATGCCTCGGCGCGGCAAGTATTCTTTTCGTCGCCTCCCCAGCCAGCCACATGGCCCTGGCTCGGTCCTTCGCAATGAACGACAACTCAACACTGGAGATGTCGGTGAAGGAGTCCGTCAGGTAGCCTGCGTCCCTGTGTAGGAGGATGTAGTCGAAGTCTTTAATTTTGTAGCGACGCTTCGCGGTGGTCATGTTCTCGAAGCGGTCGAAAGCTTTTTCCCTTGAAGTGCCTATTTGTTTCGGGCCAACCAGGTCTTCCAGGATGGCCGCCACAATGCGCTCCCAGTCGGGCATGGTGTAGTCATCCAACTGCCTCAACCTCCCTCATGGCTTTGCTCAGAGCCTTGGCTCGCTTCTCCTTGGCAATGAGCGCTGGCCAGAAACGCTCCGGGTTTGTCGAGTAAATCTCAAACGTGGCACGGTCAACCTGGATGCCACCAGGGATGACCTTGCGCACCCGCAGGGTGTCCCGCAGCCGCTGGTCCCGCTCTCCGTCGTGGCGCTCGCCTATTGCTTTCTTCAGGGCTTTCTTCGTGGCCCATGCTTTACGGAACAATTCCGCACGGAGGGCCGGACTGTTCAACAGCAACTGCCCCATGCCGTAGAAGTCGGAGAAGTACAGAACACCTGTACGCCGACCGGAGGCTTGCCTGTCTAGGCGCTTCTGGTTGAAGGAGTCGTTGATTTTGGTTACGTCATACCTAGGTGTAGTCGACATGCTTCACCTCCACCCTCGCCAGAAACACTTCTTTACCGCCAACAACGTGCGTCCACGGCGACACATAGTCGTTGTGCGCTTCACCCTCGACAATGTAAACCTGCTGCGACCCGTCGTATGCGGTGAAAACAACTAGGTCATCCGTGCGAATGTCGTCGGTTGGATCGCAGTACATGGTTTTACCGTCGTAGGTTCCGCGGTTGTTGGCCTGCGTCGTTGTCAAATCTTGAGTTGTACGCGGCGCCACCACGGCTCCGTAAATCTTGTGGTGGAACTCGGAACCCGCCAGGGCACCGGCGACGTACTCCTGGTCGCCGAAATCATCCTGGTCGTAGTCCTGAAACTGGCTTCGTTTGCGCCGCCAGATTTCGACGTCACCGGAGAAACCAGCCCTGAAAGCAATAGAGCTCATCGGTACCCCCTCCATCCGCGTCGGGGTTTAGCCACCCGTGCGTAGGGGGTTTTCATGCGGGCCGACAAGGTTTTAGTCTTGTTGTAGCCCTGTAGCAGCAGAGCAATCTGCTCTAGTTCTTCCCGACTGAACCAGGCTTTACCGGGGTCTTCACTGTCGTAGCGACTATAGGCGAACGGCCCCATTGTTTCGGATGAGAAACCGTCCGGGTTTTGCGCGATTTTGCGCGCGGCGTTGGTTACCGCTGCCTCGACGAATAGTCGCAGCGGAGCATCCTCCGGCGAGGCGTCAAAAGCTGGCTTCAGCGTCGGGAAGCGACCAGAAAGCCAGGCGGAAATCATCTCCAGATACGCCTGAAGTTGGGCTAGGCGTTTACCCTCGACCGTGCCTTTGGTCACGAACAACGCCACCCGCTCGGCAGGGACATAGGTAAACGCCAATTAACTAGCCTTCCTCAGACTCATCCGCACCAAGCTGGCTGGCCAACTCAGGGATGGATTCGATTACTTCTTCGATGATTTCGTCGCGGCTCATGCTGGCCGGGATGACGAGACCCTTGGATTCCGCGAAGTTCTTCCACGTTGCTTTAGCGGCGTTGCGCTTCGGAACTTCCAGTTCAGCCTCCGGCTGTGCCTCCGGCTCAGGGGTGCCCTGGGGCAGGTCCGCTGGGCCAGTCTGGGCTACAACAGGCTCGCGCTCTGGGGTCTCTGTAAACAGGTGGTCACCCAGCATCGGAACGGCCCAGTCGGGGGCATCCGTGCCCGCTATGAGGCACACTAGTTCGCCCACCGCGCTGGCCTGGCGGACCACCGTGTTGTGCAGGAGGGTTTTCGCCAATTAGATCACCTTGGCTTTGAGGGTGAGGTTCGGACGGAAGACCACAGGCAACGCAATCGCGTCGGCCTGAATCTCCAGGTTCTTCCAGTTGCCGCGCTCAATGACGCCAGCGACAATGCCCGGCAGATCGCCCTCGTGTTCGAAGCCACCAGAGTAGTGAGTAAATCCGCTCATCTGGGAGGACATGGTCTGGCCCCACAAGGTCTTACCCAGCGCAGAGGAGCCGGGAGTGTCGGCTTTGCCTTCCTTGCTGGTGAAGATGATGCTGTCCAGGGGAAGAAGATTCTTCACCTCAACCTGGCCGTTGCTCAGGTTGTTTTGGCGATACTTGCGGACAGGGGTGATGCGAACCTCAGGGAGGTCGAACATGCTTGCCATTGTGGCGGCAAGGGTGGATTCGTTGATGCGACCCATCGAAGCGTCGGTGAGGGCAACCACAAACTGGTTCTGGTTGTACTTGGCCTGCTTTATGACCACAGGGTGGCGCATCAGCTTGCGAGCAACGCCTTCAGGAATCCACACCAGCTCAGGCTTTTTGCGGTTTTCCTCGCGGTAGAGATCAACCAAGGAAGCCATGTACTCCAGTGGATCGGAGGTGTCATCCGACCACAGCTTCGGAGCCGTGGTAGTGAACTCGGCTTTACGACCGAAGTCGATTTCCTCGGTGCCCGCGTTCAGCATCTGCAGCTGAATCTTGCCGTCGGCGATTGCCTGGCCACGCAGCACATCCATTGTCGCAGCGATAGCGCGGGTGGCTTCACGTACAAGGTTCTCCGCCTTGGCGTTCAGAGCGTCAGTGGTGTCGCGCTGTGCCTTGAGGAGAGTCTTTTCGTCAAGGACGTAGTTGCGACCCAGGGGCTGAATCTCGCCGCGTGCGGTCTGGCGGCCACCCTTAGTGGCGGACGTCAGGTTACCGTCGAACGTACGGAAATCCGCAATGACCAACTCGTCCGGCTCACCGTAGTCGACCTCGAACTCAAGGTCTTGGGTGAACTCGGAAGGCAGCAGGGCAGCGAGTTCCGCTTCTTTGGTTTCGTACAGGGCGTGCTCGGTACGCGCGATGGTGGTTAGGCGCTCGGGGGTGAGCGCGTCGCGTGTTACTTCTTTGAGATCACGAATCATTTAAGCCTCGTTTCCTTTAACCAGGGTGATGTTGCTGTTGACTGCAAGGTCGGCTTCTGTGACCTTGATCGGGAGGTAGATCGCGTAGACGATACCGGAGACAACGACACCGGAGTAGTAGTGGTTAAAGAACTCTTCGCTCTGCAAGTCGCGGGTCTCGCCGGGGGAAATAACAAAGCCGTCGACCTTTTTACCAGCACCCTTGGCGGTGTCAGTGAAAAGCTTGTAGTTGTCGCCGTCCTTGTACACGGGGATACCGGACTTGATCCAGCGGCCCACCTTGTGGGGGCCGTCTTTCTTCAGGTCTTCGTCAATCAGGATGCGTCCGTTGAGGGAGTTGTTGACAGTGTCAATGTTCCCCATCCATCGACGATCCTCAATTGACGGTAGTTTAGGGTCTACACGCAACCCTTTACGGGAGGGGATAGTCGCCAAAATATGCTCCTATGATGGTAGGTACTTGCCGATCCCGCTCGGGGCCGACGTGCTGGCGGGCTTACTCTTCTTCGGAGGCGTCTTGGTTGCCACGGCTTTGAAAGCCAGGATTAGCTTTTCGATCGTCTCTTCGGATAGGTCGCCCTCTTCACTCGTGATTTTACCCCAGTCAAGAAAATCCCCTACAGCCTCAAAGGTGTCTTTGTCAAGCCCAGCGGAAGCAAAACTGTGTTTAACCTGCTCACGAGCCAACTTCTGACGTTCCTTGCGGAGCTTTTCCTCGGCTTCCGCGAGGGCTTTCGCCGCCTCGTCGTCTTTACCTTCTTCAGCAGGCTCTGGGGCCGCTGGATTTTCAATCGTCTTGGTCGGGGTTTCCGGCGTCGAGGCAGAGATCGGAGCCGGTGTAGAGGGGGCGGGAGTCGCCTGAATCTCTTCCTTCGAGGCTTCTTCTGCGTGCGCTGTAGCCTGAGCTGGGGCTGTAGCGGCTTCCTCTTTGGTGTCTTCCTTGATTGCTGCCGCCAAAAGCGACACGAGCTTGTCAAGGGATGATTGGTTGGCCATTTTCACGTCTCCTATGGTCCAAATTCGATAGCTTCCAGAGAGGCTTTCTCATTAACGTTGACAAGCGAACGGCCATACTCTGGGTGGTCAATGACCTTGTACCGGCTCCGCTTCAGGTCGAACCCACGTGTGGAGCCTGCTGCCTCGTTGTAGAAAACCTCCAGGTCTTCCATATTGATTAGATTACCAGGATCGAAAAGCTGGTCTCCGACCTTGTAAACCTCCGCTACCTCACAGTTACAGAGATTATGGATCGGCATCAGGTCGCCATGCGAGTACATATTAGTGCTGGCGACAATACACAGGCCGCACGACTGGCCGGACTCGGACAGCTCTGGGTGCACAATACGACGGTAGCCCACCACCTTCGACTTTGGTAGCTTGTCCATTGCTACGTGGTGTGTGTTGCGTGACGCGGACTGGATGTCGTGCGACACCATGCGCTCTGCGCGCTCCTCCACTTTCTGCTCGGCGTAGCGCTCGATCACCCGATCTACCTCCGCTGGGGTGAGGGTGACCAGCGCCTGGATCTCCTCTACTGGCCTAGCCCCGGAGGTATCCTTATCGGTTCCCCGAACATTTTCATCGACATCCCGCCCTCCGCCAGCGGGCTCATCCACGGCTGGCTCCACGGTGCCAAGGGCCGCTCCGCCTCGCGGAGCAACCTTAACTGGCGTCGACGTGCGCGGTCTTTTTGGGTTTTCTCGGCCCTCTGTTTTGCGGGCTTCTTGCTCTGCTTTGGCGAAGGCTTTCTTCCACGTTTCATCATAATTCCCATCAGGTTCAACCGCGTCCTCGGAAATCCGCTCTGGTCGAGCAATCGGCAGTAATCCTTGTGTCTCGAACTCCTCGACAAGGGTTTTGATCGGCGCGGAGTCTGGTTTCAGTTCGCGGTTCTTCTTGTATTCGTTGGCCAGCCGCTCGTAGGCATCTTCGAGGCTGCTTCCTCGGGTGGACCTTACCTCCGGGGGATACTCGCTCTCATCCGGTACGGAGCCGGGCAGTGGAACACCCATGATGGCAGAGCGCTCACGAACCCCGGCCCACGTCACAATCTGCGACTGCCGGATACCCATTCGCACAATGGTGGCGGCCTGCCGAGCGAACAATTTCACTCCCGCGTCGGTCGTAAAGTCCGCGGCGCGCAGGAGCGCCACAACCTGCATGGTGACGGCGTCAGTGAGAGCCTTCTTGCCTGCCGCGACAGCAGTCACGATCCCGGCAATTTTGGCGATGTTGGCCTGCTCGACCTGCGCAGGGGTTAATTCTTGGCCAGGGATGGTGATCGGATAGTCGTAGATAGAACGGGCCGGGGGCAGGGTTTGTGCTGTTACCGGCATTACTCAGCACCCGCCTCAGCTTTACCGGCCAGTTGGTCTTGTTGCTTCTGTGACTCCGACTTGGCCGGGGTTAGGTTGGTTGCCTGGGTTGCTTTAGCCTTGGCCAGCGGGGTCATGGTACCAATGGCGGAGGTAAGGGTTTGCGACAGCATCTCCTCAATCCGCTCGTTCTCTGCGCGGCGAATCTCGCTTGGTGTCATGAACGCACCCTCACGTAGCGCCGTGCGCAGGGAGACGCCTGCACCAACAAGGGAGGTGACTGCGGCAGTCTTCTCAGCCAGGGTGTAGGTTTGGATCGGCCCCCAAATGACCTCCAAGGAGTCCTCCTCGGCGCGGTCCTTTTCGCCGTTGACCCCCAAGAGGATCGAAATATGGCGTTTCCACGCGGCCCCGAAGCGGCGACGTCGGTCCTCGACCTTAGCGATACTGTTTTCCTTCTGCGCGTTGGCACCCTGCGCGGACTGGTTGAGGCTGTCGGAAAAGTACGACATTGGCGTATAGGTCACCGACGCCAAATCCTGAATGTCCTTGGACACTGAGTTCAGAATCTCCTGGAAACTCGTCGGCGAGGATTCCCAAATCTCGGCCCCCTCCGGCAGCATCCACAGTGCGGCAGGGCTGGCCTCAAACATGTCGGAGTAGTCGATCTCCTGGCCGAACTCGTCGCGGCGCCGGAAATTACCCTTAACTCCGCGCTGGCGGAACGCTTGCATGGTGGCAATAACCGTGCGCTGCAGGGTCATGTGGTTGATGCGGTCGATGATCGAAAAATGATCCTCGAACTCGTTTTTGCCATCCTTGTTGGTGATGGCCGTCACCGGCACTCGCTCTTGGTCGACAATGCGTTCCTTCCACCACACCCAGTCCTGCATGACGCCGTACCGGTTGAAAGGAACCTCAGAATCATACTGGGTAAGGCGCAGCGAGAAACCGCGCGCCACCTGCGACTGCTGCTGTTTGTCGTCAAACTCACGTGTCGCCACGAACATGTGGCAGCGACCGGTAGCCTCACCGGTGTCCTCGTCGGTTTCACGCACGAACAAGTTAAGTACGTCTCGCGACAGCACGCGGTCGCGCAGGAGTACTACGGCGGCGACAGGCTCGCCGAAAACATCAGTCATGACGGCTGCGTTCGACGGCGGCAGAACTTTCTGGCGCTTTGAGCCAGGGTCAACGTAAAGGTAGGCGCTGCGGTACGCGCAGGCCAGGGTCATGGCCTCCTGGGCCTTAATCCCCATCGCATCCCGCTCGAACAGGCGTTCAACAACCTCGTCGCCGGTCTCCCCGGAAGACAGCGCAGAGCGGAAGCCAAGAATACCGAGGCGGTCCGTGGTGGCGGAAACAATCAGCTTAGCCCAGTTGGTTTGGCTGATTTCACGCAGCTCTTGTAATCCCTCGAACTGCTTTTCTTCCTCCGGTTCGTACTCAGTGCCAACGGGGTCGCCGGACATATAGGACTCCGCCTGCTCAATGAAATCCCAGCGCTGCTTAATCTCATTGAGTAGCGAATAGGCGTAGTAGTCCGGGTGGGTTACATCGTCTGTGTTTTCAATGTCGTCGCCGGGTTTAATCGCAAACAATGGCGCTCCTACCTAAGTCGTTGCGGGGCGTCGTAGAACTCCCCAGGGTCTTCCTTCTGCTCCGCACCCTTCGCCAGTGCGTGCATCCGCGCGGCCCAGCTGAGAACCGCGGCCATTGCGGCGTCGTATTTTCGTTTCTTGTTTAGTTTAACAAGCCGGTACTTTTGCAGGCCCTCGTCGTCATACTGCGAAAGCATGTTTTTACCGGCGTTTCCGACATGCCTCACTAAGTCCGAGTCGCCGTTATGAGCAAGGTCACCGGATTCGATGGCCTCGTTGTAGGCCCGGAGCGCGTAGTACATGGGGTTGATGTTTTTGGTGTACCACGAAATAACCCGGCCCTCCCAACGTCCAGCCCAGATGGAGATTTGCTCCTGCCAGTACGGAGGGTCGCAGAACGCGAACTCGACGCGGTAGTCCTCGAAAATCGAGGTCATCACCTCGTCCACCTCGGAAACCGGCACCTCCCAGCCTTGGCCATCCAAGTTCTCCTCATCAGGTCGCTCCCATAGACCGGCCAGAACTTGAATTCCCGTGTCTATTTCGGTTACCACAATCGCGGTGGAGTCTTCACGGCGTGCGCCGTCGAAACCAACCACAACTTGGCTGCCGGGTTGGATGCGTAGAGTCGGGTCACCGAGGGCCCGGAACTTCTGCACGTCGAAGGCTGTCTGCGCGGACTGAACCCAACGGTTGCACCACACGCGCTCCCGGTAGGCGGGGGTCACCGGTGGCAGCCAG